GGATTCAGGATTACGCTCCAGTAGCGGTTTTGGGTTTGACGGTCGACGTACGTGTTGTATGTTCTCTTTCGAGAGCGTATGGCTGTGGTCAGCTCACACGGTAACAACAAGGTTTACCCGGTGTGTACGATTAACGTACATAAATATCTATCTACAGACTTCTATCAAAGAAGTGTCTATTTTATGGTCTTTAGAATAAAGAATCCACTCTCTACATGGGAAACAGCGCGAGTAACGCAGTATCCTTCCATAGAAAAATGAAGACAAATCCGAACCAGCAGAGAACGCAACCATCAAACTCTGGTCGCCTGGACCAATCATGGTCCACCATGAGATCAGCCATGAAGGAATATCACGGGTCAGTTAATTTGCCCGAGAAGGTTCCTACCAAAGACCAGCTTATCGCTGGCTTCATGGCACTTCCGGATAATGCTCCGGTTCAACAAATATCTGAGGCAGCAAGTGCTTTCCAGTTCCGAAAGTGCTTTGCTCCGTCTTATAAGAAAGAGGATATTTGGAGTTCATACAAGGAGTCATTATCTACTCCCTCCCCCCCCGTGGATCTTCGGTTCCATGAGGCTCTCCTACTTGCCGTTAAGGCTCTTCCGAGAGATTGGGACAGTAACTACGCTCGAGAGGTAGCCCAGACTGTTCCTTCCTTCAAATCAAATCTTGAAGGTCTCTCCCCCCACCATCTCGGTCGTCGTGGTTTTACCGCAGACGCCTTCAAAGACGCCTGTCTTGGGCGCCGAGACCCCTTCCCTATCGTTCCCGAGAGGAGGTGCAAAATCCTTAATGATCGTGGCAAGGCCCGCACGATCACAATCGCATCTGTTTGTCAATTACAGTTGCGACCTCTTCACCGAGTACTCCAAGAAGCCCTTTTTAAGACGGGTGTAGTACTCCAGGGCCCTCCTACCCCTACCAACATGTCTGGAATGCGATCAGATCCCGGAGAAGTATTTGTATCCGGTGATTACAAAGCAGCCACTGATGGTTTTAATCTGAATAACTCGGTCTACGCTATTCAGATCTTGCGGGAGACATCGTCCCATATCCCAGCTTCCATCTGGGATCTAGCTGAGGCTTTCTTAAGTGAAAGCCATATTCTGTTCGAACACAAAGATCCTCGTACCGGAGAGGATCTAGTAGATTCGTTTGACCAGAAGTCCGGCCAGC